CCACAAGATACTGGCGGCTGGTCCATCCAGCGCGTGGGGGAATAATGCCTACCTATCGCATCAAAGACCCGAGCGGCCGTGAGTTTGATGTTACGGCGCCTGAAGGAGCAACCGAGCAAGAGGTAATGGCCTATGCACAGCGCAATTTTAAGATGGCCGCCGCCCCAGAGAAGCCAAAGGCGTCCAAGCCTTTTGGTCAGCAACTCAATGAAACAATCGCCGATGTTCCGCGACAACTTGGTCTGACAGCTCGCTATGGACTGGAAGGCGTAGGCGATGTGCTCGATTTCGTTGCATCGCCGATCCGCGCCGGCATGAATGTATTGGGCGCTGACATTAAGGGACGAAGCGGGGAAACACTTGCCAATATGGTTGGATTGCCTCAGCCTCAGAGTTCTCAGGAGCGTGTAGTTGGTGATGCCGCTCGACTCGTTGCTGGTGCTGCGCTTCCTATCGCTGGTGGTGCGCGACTTGCGCAGGCTCCGCTGTCCTCTGTCGCAGCAAGAAATATCGGAGGTATGCTCTCTTCTAATCCAGCACAGCAATTGGCCTCTGCGGCGGCGGCAGGTGGTGCTGGCGGATACACACGCGAGACTGGCGGAAATGCTGGTTCCCAAGTGGCGGCGTCACTTGCTGCTGGTGTTGCTGCACCATTTGCGATGAGCGGCGCTCAAAGGGCGGCGACCAGCTTGCGACAAGCGGTTACACCGCGCGCTCTTAGCCCGCAACAGATCGATATCACGATTAACAACTCTCTGCGTGAGAGTGGCTTAAAACTTGACGATTTGCCTGCCGATGTGGCGCGTACAATCCGCGCTGATGTGCATCAAGCCATGCAGACGAAAGACAACTTATCTCAAGAGGCTGTACGGCGCTTGGCCGATTATCGTCTGACCGGCCTGACGCCGACGCGTGCCAGCTTGACATTGAACCCTGGCGATGTGACGCGTCAGAAGAACCTGGCAAAGCTCGGTGCAAATAGCTCTGACCCCGCTGCGCAGCAGTTGGCAGAGGTGCAGAATGTCAACAATAAGACGCTGACACAGGGCCTAAACAGTCTTGGTGCTACGAATGCTGGCGACCCTATCAGTGGAGCACAACGTATTATGGGCGCCCTGAGTGCTCGCAATGATCGCGCCAAGCAAATTATTGGGACTGCGTACCAAAGCGCCCGCGATACTCAAGGTCGCGCAGCGATGCTTGATCCAGCAACCTTTACGCGTAAGGCGGACGACATGTTGCAGGAGCAACTTCTGCAAGGGAAATTGCCTTCGGATGTGCGCAACTTACTGAACCGTACCGCAACAGGTGAAATGCCGCTGACCGTCGATGTGGCCGAGCAGCTTAAGACACGTATCGGCGAACTTCAGCGCTCTACCATTGATATGGCTGAACGTAAGGCGCTTGGTATCGTGCGCAGTGCACTTGATGATACGCCACTACAGCCAGGCCAGCAGATCGGTAAGGAGTCGATCGACGCTTTCAATAAAGCACGTGCGCTTAACCGTAGTTGGATGAACATCGTAGACCGTACTCCGGCACTGCAAGCAGTACGAGACGGTATCGAGCCTGACAAATTCGTGCAGAAGTTCATCGTCGGGACTGGCGACGGCGCGAGCGTGATGTCTGTTGCTCAACTGAAGAACTCCATCAAAGGGAATTCTGACGCGATGCAGGCAGTGAAAGAACAGATCACCGCTTTCCTTAAAAATAAAGCGCTAGGGGGTGCTGCTGACGAAGTGGGGGCATTTAGCCAATCAGCCTATAACAAGGCCCTCAATGCTGTTGGGGACCGAAAGTTAAACCTCTTTTTCTCCCCAGATGAAGTGAACCAACTGAAGGCTATTGGCCGCGTAGCCAGCTATGAGCAAGTGCAACCTGTTGGCTCGGCGATTAACAACTCCAACACTGCCAGCGCTATGGGTGGCTTACTTGAAAGGCTTGCAGGCTCCCCTCTTCTCGGCAAGGTCCCACTTGGCCGCGCAGCTATCGGCGATCCTTTGCAAAACGTTGTTGTTAGCCAACAAGCAGCACGTACGCTAAACGCGCCTGACGCTCTTGGTGGTGTGCCAATCTTGCCAGCGCCACGGCAGCCGATTGGCATGTCTCCTGCTGCTCTGCTGTTCGGGCCACAGTCGGAAGAAGAACGAAAGCGGCGCGAGCGCTCAGGCCTGCTTACGCCGTGACCAAAGCCACATATTGATGACGTATGCAATGAAATAGCCAAGCTGTATCGGGTCTTGTATCATCGCAATAGCAATAATTTGTGATTCCGCAATCTTAACTCAACAAAGAGGAACAAAAATGAAAAAACTGAACATGGCAACTGGTGGCGGCGGTCAGCAGCGTCCACCCGCCGAACAAAAAGCCACCAAACCGACTAAGAAAAAGTCGAAATGAACGGCTGGCGCTCGCGCTTACTCTTAATCGCCGCCTTTTTCCTCGCGGCGAAAGTGCATGACTGGATCATGTTGGGATGTGATAACACTCCCGAAATGATGGCGGTCTACCACGGGAGCGCGGGCGCCGTTGATCTGTTCTTGCTCTGGATAGCTCAGCATCGTATTTCAGGGCGACTCTGCGACCACATACAGGCCTCATGCATTGCCTCAGTGGTCATTAACTACGTAGGTTATCGCCTATACATGGCCTATTCCCCGCCAGATATTTACAACTATCTGATAGCGGGGCTTTGCTATGTGCAATATCTACGACTCCTATATGTGGGCCGCCACGATGCTGATTATTACCAGTACGCTGTGGTTCCTGGCGCTGTTGGTGTCAGGGCTTAGGCTGATCATTAAGCGGAAACGAAATGAACGATCAAATCGAAAACGCCAAAGAAGCCATATTCGTAGCGGCTAGTAATCCGAAAGTAGCTACTGCTGTTGCAGCCGGGGCGGCATCTACTGGCGTGGCGTCAAAAATGGAAATCATCACCGGCTGGATGGGGGCGATTTCTGTCGGCCTTGGCATGTGTACTGCTGCCGTGGTGCTGACAATTCAGGTAATCAAGCTTGTGCGCGAGTGGCGCGACTACCAGCAGGAGGAGTGACATGGAAAAGGACCGCTTGATTGCTCAACTCATCACGGACGAAGGCAAGCGCAACATGCCTTACCGCGACACCGTGGGTAAGCTGACCATTGGCGTCGGCCGGAACCTCGATGACCGTGGCCTGTCAGATGACGAAATCGCTTACCTGCTCAGCAATGATCTGAAAATCGTTGAACGTGAGCTTGATGTCCATCTGACCTGGTGGCGCGGCATGTGCGATGCTCGGCAAAATGTCGTGGCGAATATGGCCTTTAACATGGGCGTTCCAACCCTGAAAACGTTCAAGATTACGCTGCAAGCGATGCGCGATGGACGGTATGCAGACGCAGCAGATGGGATGCTCAAATCGCGGTGGGCCACCCAGGTTGGAGAGAGAGCTAATCGACTAGCAAAAATCATGAGGACTGGAGAGTTTTCTAGTTAGTGCGGGTCTACTGTTTTCCCATTGCTCGCGTCTAGTTGACCACTTACAATTTTCTGGGGAGTATCCTGAATCATTGTTGATTCGATCAAGAGTCTTTTTGCCTGGGCGGCTTCCCATATCTGAGAAGAAATTTTCAAAACTTATTAGCCATCTTTCGCAAACCGTTATGCCTCGACCACCATAATCCTTGTATTGGTCATGATTTTTATTCAAGCACCTAGCCTTCATGCTAAGCCAGATATTATATTCAGTAGTATGAGTTTTCCCATGAGTTGTGAACCTGTCTATAGAGCTTTCGACGCAAAGGCATCCGCAACTTTTTGTTCTCCCTGATCTTATATGGTCGCTTCTATATTCGCCAGTTTTCCCACAGTCGCATGTAGCGTATAGCATTTTCTTATTATTTTTTCTTGGAGCATCGCCAGTTACTGTCAATCTCCCGAATTTTTGGCTTAGATCAATGGTAGTATTTTTCATAATTTGTATTTGTGCATAAAGATGCATTTCATTGTACCAAAAATTTACAACAAGTGGGCATGCCGTGCGGCTGTCCAAGATGATGCGTGAAGGAGTATTCTGATGGCCCCCGCAATTGCAGCTTTAATCCCCTTGCTCGGGAACGTTTTCGACCGTCTTTTCCCAGATCCAGCCGCTGCCGCCGATGCTAAGGTAAAGGTCATGGAAATGGCGCAGCGCGGTGAATTGGCACAACTCGATGCTGATGTGAAGCTAGCAACTAGTCAGCTTGCAGTGAACCAGGCTGAGGCGGCCAACGCATCGCTATTCGTCGCAGGGTGGCGGCCCGCTGTAGGGTGGACCTGCGCAGCAGCTTTTGCATTCAAGTTTGTTGGCGGCCCTCTCCTGGTCGTCATTAGCGGCTACCTTGGCCATCCAGTCACGTTGCCTGAGTTTGACTTTACCGAAATGTCTACTGTTCTCCTGGGCATGCTAGGGCTTGGTGGCCTTCGTACAGTTGAGAAGGTAAAAGGCGCGACGAAATAGAAAAAAGCCCCACGAAGGGGCTTTCTTTTTGGCTGGCGCCGATCAGTTCGCGTTAGCGCGCACCTTATCACGATACGCGCAGCCGTCGCCAGCCAGGTAATCGCGCATCATGGTGGCGGTATTGCCGATTTGCAGATATGAACCCTGCGAGTCGCACTGAACGAACGAATCCTTGTTCGGCACATAGAAGATACCGGAGCCAGCATTGCCGACCTCGATAGCACCCTTGGCGATCAGACGGCCCTTGACGTAGTTGTACTTGGAGCCGATTGCGTCGTCTTCCAGGTTTTGCCAGCCAGTGTAACCAGCGTACAGCACGCGGGCATGCGAACCGGTCACGGATACGGGGACGACACCGTATGCGTTGCCCAGCGCCAGGACCTTAGTGCCGGTGACGTTGGAAACCAGATCAGGGTCGGCGGCAAAAGCCGAAACGGACAGCAGTGCCGATGCAATGAAAACCAGAAACTTCTTCATGTGAAACTCCCTAGTTGATAGCCGGAAACCCCGGCAGAGGTACAGCAAAATATTACCTTGGAAACTTTCGCCTGTCAGCAATTCTGCGATCTTCAAACGCGATTGCTTCTGCTTTCAGGCGCCTTTCTTTACTCTTGCGCTCGCACAGCATGTCATCCAGACGGGCCACCAGAGCGTTATACTGATCCCGCTCCGATGGCGTCATTTGCTCGTATGCCAGTGCTGCGCCCATTTTCTTCTCCTTCACCCTGGCAGCCCGCTTTCGTCCTGCTGGAGCGGTGCTGCGCGGTACAGTGGCACCCAAGCGCCAGAAGTCTTGCGCACTGGCTCGATATGCCCGTCCCACAGGATTTCACCGCCGGCCAGCCTTCCGTCTGGATGCTGCCGCGCCCACGCCACCGGCTCTGCCACCTGCTGGCTGGTCGCAAGCTCGTCAATTAGCGATTCAATGCTCATGCCAGTTGCCGACCATGTCTTGCCCAGCTTCGCACACAGGGCTTTCTCTACGTCGATAACGAACTTGCCGACTGCATCCTGCTGGCTGGCCGCTTTGACGCCTTCGGCATATCCAACACCTCGTTGGATTACTGCTGTGGCAAGGGCATATTCGCGCATTTGGTGGGCGGTATAACGAGGCATTGGGCCTGCTGGTGTGTCATACAGCTTTGCCTCCGGGAGTGGCGGCAATTCATTCAGCGGCACCGGCTGTGCTGGAGTAGCGCGGGCGGCTTGCTCTTTCAGGTTGCCAACATGACGCACAGCGTCAGCCAGGGCGGCGCGCTCGACTTCCAGGGCTGCGCGGAGTTCCACGATTTCGTCGCACATGGCGATTTCGATTGCGCCCGACGCCTTTTCGTCACGCTTGACTGAGCCTCTTGGCATGCGCTCCTGCCAGGTCTTGATGTCGTTCATGCTTGCTCCTTGATTGGCACAATATTGAATAGGCGCTTTAGGAATGGGCGGCGCGGCGTATAAAGTTTCAGTTCGGTTGATGCCTTGCCTACAGCGCAACGTCCGCCATGCATCATTTCTACGTCAGTGTGATAGCCAGTGCGTAAGCATTTAGCGCCGCTGCGATGGTCGCACGTGAGGCAGCATTTTTCAGCGTCAGTCATGCTTGCTCCTTGGCTGCGAGGATGGCGGATTCGATGGCGCGGGCGAAGCACAGGATGCCCTGTACATCGGTATCTTTGGTCAAATAGCCGATGTCGTCTTCGTACATCCGCAGAATTTGATCATCGGTTAGCACCACAGGCTGCGCTGCCTTGGCTTCCGCAATGACTGAATCAGCCCAATCACGGTCAAAGCCGGATGCAGTGCTTTGCGCATCTTTTGGTAAGCCGTCGATGTATTCCAGCGCGTATTGCGCAACGCGCAGAAGTTCTTTGTTATCGCTCATTTCGATTCACCTTTATTGGGGGTGGACATGGCGGCAATTGGCTCCCACAAATCGCGCAAGTAATTCCAGCGCGGCTCCATGTATTTGCGCACAGCCTTTTCGTCAGCGCGGCACACTTCGACAATCATCACGACAAAGCGGCCTTTGCGTTGCTGCATTTGGTACAGGTGCAGCTTGCCGTTACGGTAGTTGTCATCGCCCTTGTAGGTGCTTCCCCCGTCGTCGTCCATTTCCTTCCAGTCCCAACGGAAGATAAGGTTGTAGTCCATGTCAGCATCGCCCATTTCGGCCATGAAGTCTTGCCATGACTTGAACTCAAAACAAGATTCACCGCCGCCATTCCAGCTTTGATCCGAGCAGTAGTAGCTATGATCTACTTCCCACATGTGTTTATCAGCCATTGCCCTGCTCCTTTTGCGCTTGTGCTACGGATGCGGCAATTTCCGAATCCACAGCCTGATCAATGCTTTGTCCGTACATAAAGGCCGGCTGGCGACCACTTGTAGCAAGTAGGTTGTGCACGATGCGCCAACCGATTTGCATGCCTGGAGCATCATTGTCGCCATAGTCACAAGCAAGCACGCGATTGGCCAGCCACTTGTACCGCTCTGCATCCTTGCGCAGTTCGGCCAGTTCGCGCTCCAACTCGCGCACGCGCCCTTCCGCGTTGAGCTTGACCACTTCAGCGCGGTGAGTGCGGTCCAGCAGCAGCGCCTTGTCAGCAGCAGCAATCGCGCGCTCAGCCTTCGCCGTGGCTTGACGCATCGTCCACATTGCATCAGTGAACCGCGAGCCGCGCAGCATTTCAGCATACTTGTCCGTGTTGCAGCGTTCCAGACCCAGGCGGCAATCGCAGTATTCGCGCGTTTCGTTGTGGATGCCGGAATCGCTGCACAGGTCGCACGAATAGCGCGACTCATGCTCTGGATGGTGGTCGAGTTCACGCATTGCTAGCCCCTTGTGCTGGCTGCTTACGCTTCTTCCACCAGGCCGATTTTTGCACGCCGGATACGCTCAGCCCGCAATGCTTGGCGACTTGCTCAGCGGTTGCACCTGGGTTCTTGGCGAGGTAGGCTTCGCCTTTAAGGCTAGCCTTCGTTACGTTTGCCATCTGCTTTTCTCCTTATATTTGGTAGAGACTCAAGCATATAACGTTGCTAGCACGATTGCAAGCATTATCTGCAAAAATAAACCGCCCTGATAGGCGGCTTACTCAAACAGGTCAACTTGTCGAGGATCGATCTTGACAGCGGCATACGTCCAGCCATCATCGCAATCAGGCAAGCCACGTAGCTTCGCCTCTGCACAAGCCTTGTGGCATACCTGGCTGCGCTCCCGTACAAACAAGCATCCTGCGCACGGGTCGTCGTCCTCATCCAGCAGACTTGTAGGACGACGCACAGCAGTGAAGATTATGCGGGCCGGATCAAGAGCCATGTCATCCGCGCCAGAACTGCTCGGACTGGAGAACCATCGTTTCAAACTTGACGAGCTTATCAACCATGTCATCGATAAAATCATCATCGCGCAGGATGCGTTTGACGTACATGTCTTTGCCGACGCTGGCCAGAGCAGGAACGTACATGATGAAGTCGCACCAGTCGCGGCCGGTGAGCCACATGCCGCCTTGCATCTGGTGGATGTACTCGCTGACATCGCCGGTCCTCCACATGGTCTCGATCTTCACGCTATCAACGGGCGCCTTGATTTCGATCAGCCCATCATCGTCAACCAGGCCATCGGTGGAGTAGCCGAAGGAACCATCAACGCAGATACCTGCCTCAGTGACATAGGCGCGGTTACGGCCCTCGTACAGCCGGCGCGCGATGTCTTCCATTTCGTGGCCGCGATCAAGCACCCAGGCGCGCGGCGGCTCACTCAGTTGCATGCCGCTGATGCGCTCCAGCGCAAGGTCGGCCGCGTAACGCTCGGCAACCGCGCTTGGGTCGCCCGCTTTGCGGAGTTTGGACGCCCGCTCCAATACGCTGATGGCATCAGAAAAACGGGATGCCGTGATAAGCCCACTGCGAGACTGATGCCATTCAGGCGTGCCCTGGCGGCACTCAATGAAGCGCATCATTGCTGCCCCTCGGCTGCGTCCATTTGCTGCACGAATTCGGATTGCTCGGCAGTCGAGACTTCCGGCATTTCCTGTTCAATCACGTTGTCCTTCTCTTGCTCCTGCAATTTGGCACGATGATACGCCACGGCATCGCGCAGTTTCTTGTGCGCTACCTTGTCATGCGCCACGGTGCCGTTATTCTCCTTCCACCAGGTCAATGCGTCCTTGTCGGTGGTGGTTTTCAAGGCCTCGGCAATCAGCGGGGAAACGTCCATCGATTCCGGCGTAGGGTTGATGTCGGCCAGGCCTTCGCCGCCGTCCGTGTTCAGGTGATGAATCGCGGTTTCCAAGCGCTCGGTCTTTGGCCAGTATTTGTAGGCCTGCTTGACGCAGGTCTTCTTGATCATTTCCATGGGGTCAGTCACCCACGGGCATTTCTTCTGCTTGTTGATCCAGGCCTTCCACGCCTCGGAGCGGTCGCGGATGTCGTACACCTCGCCAATCTCCATCGTATGGGTCAGATAGTCCCCGTCCGCAGTCTTGACGACCACATACACGCCGATGATTTCGCCGCGCTGCTTGGAGAACGGGTTAAACGTGTGCGTAGGCGGCTCATCAAAGCGCCCACGTGCAAAGCCATCGTTTTCGCGTACAATCTCAGCCTGGGCCCATTTGATCGATCCTGTGGCCATTGCCAAGTCCATCAGGCCCATGTAGCTGATGTCCAGGCAGATAGCACGCGCGCGCGGCACCAGATAGGCCTGCTTTTTTGCCGGGTTCAAGCTGATGCCGATGGCCGCGATGTTCTTTACCGCGTTGATGACAGACTGCCGGTTGCCCTGTGCAATCCCCAGGGCGTAATCGTTCGCGCCCAGGATCTGGATTGCAAAGCCGGCCTCTTGTTCAAACTTGATCGACTTGTCGGCCAGCAGGCGCTGGAAGTCGTCCCGTGTTGCTTCGATGTCCCCTGTAATCAGGGCGAGTGCGTTGCTCATTTTTTATCCAATAAAAAAGGCTTCGTGAAACCCTCTCCCATTGCTGGGTTGGACTAACGGATTGGTATCCGCCAGAGGGTTCACGAAGCCTTACCAAGTTTCCCCGGAGTCCAAGCCGGATAGACACTATACCAATTTTCAGTAGGAAATGTCCACGTTGGCGACGTTGCCTTGTGCGATCAGGGTAACAACTGCCTTGGCTACGTCTTCCGCGATACCGCCAGCGACTAGCGAGGCGACGGCTTCGCGGTTGATCTTGGCTTTGTGAGCGCGGTTGCGTTCGCGGGCCTCCTGGGCTTCGGCGGCAGCTTTGGCCTCGGCGGCAATCTTTGCACGCTCACGCTCGGC